AGTCCCTGATACAGTTGCCGTATTAGCAATTGTGAGCGTAACTGTTGTTCCTACAATGGTAGAAACCACCGCACCTGCTGCAATTCCGGTCCCAGAAACATACATACCCGCCACAATGTCCGTAGCACTGGACACCACAACGGTAAACGCCGCAGCCGTTCCTGTTGCAGTTGGTGTTGCCACAGGATACAAAGCCAAAGAATAAGCGGAAAGAAAATCCAAAGGACAAGCCACATACTTGTTGCCCGTGGTCATGTTTGCTGTTACGTTCTTGCGCAGATTAGCAACTTGAACACTGTTGTTGATTCGTTGTTCTGCTTGTTTAACAAAAACAGGGATCTGCGCTACAAAATCTGTATCGGTATTTTCGGTATACGCTTGGATAGCCGCGCTTAATTGAGAATAATTCATGTAATGCTCGTTGTAACTGTTCCAAGCATAGCGCCTGCTACTAAATTTCTTGCAGGAGGCATAGGCTGCATGCCAATACTTGCAAAAGAAGTATCGCCCGTGTCTCCTACATAAACATTAACACCTAGTCGCCCCTCGGGACGCGGCTCCAACAGCGCCTGAGGCTCGTTTAACGTGCGCTTAGGCTCAAGCTGCGGATGTTTAGGCTCATAGCATTCATCGCAGACCTTAAACCCTGTCCACTCTTTTTTAAGCTGATTTAGCTTGAACTGCTGACCACACTGATCGCACAGAGCAAGACCAAATTTGCCAGAAGTGTAACCAGCCATCAGTAACTCTCCGTGTACGTAGGTACTGCAAAATAACTAGACCGCTCTCTGTCCTCTGCCGCTGCCCGCGCAAACTCTTCTTCGTAAAACTGCTTGAGCATAGCAATACGATCTGGCGCTTTTTTAACAGCTAAATAATACGCCAAACCCGAAGTCAAACAAGGCAGAAAACGGAAAGAAATATCCGCTGTATTGGTGACTGCACCAGTTTCTTGTATACGGCGAATAGCGTAGTATCTAAATATGTATGTTTGCGTTGCATCGGGCGCGGGATACAGAAACAACTTTGCCGGCACCGTGCGCTGCACATAAAACTGGGCAGGACGCGAAGTAGTTAGCTTGTTGGGCGTATGCAAGTACTCTGCACTGCCAATCCGGTCAATCGTAATATCTTGCTGATCAGACTGCCCAGAATTAGTACGTATTACCGCCGACAAAGCATCTACCGTATCGTCTGGCAACGAGTACTCAGACGTGCCAGCAACCAAAACCACCTGCCGCTGCTCAATCGTATACAGATTTAATCCGCGATTAGCCCACTCAGCAAACATTAAATTTAATGAGCGGCGCGCAGACAAAACGTCATACCCATCCCGAACCTGCAAGCCGCAGCGTTCATACGCTTCGGTGATGATCTCATCAAAGTCCGGGTTGTAGGAAGAGACGCCAGAGGTAGTCATTTTTTAATAGATAGTTGCTTTTTGAGCACGGGCTGCACCTACGCCGCGCACTGAAACAGTTTCACCAGACACTGTCTTCTTGACAGGTTGGCTCATGGTCTTGCCCTCTGGGCCGGCCATATCAGCAATGCCGCCTGCAGCATAGCCTTTTTTCTTCATACCGCCGCTGGCACCCATCTTAGATTTCATCATGCCACCGCTGGCCATCATCTTAGAGTTCATCATCTTTTTTCTCCTGATAGAGGTTGTTAAAAGTTTCTTCCGCATCCATGTACGAGTCATCTTGCTCTGCACAATGAATCCATTGGTTAGGCCTAAAATCAGGCGCTCCCTGTCCTGTAACCCAATACGCTGGACTCGTTACACGAACCCTGTTGTTAGGCAGCGCCACAATATTTCCAGTCCACTTGCCCGCATCAGTCAGTATCAACACATGACTCTGCTTGTGCTGCGATGGATCCTCAGATACGTCGCTTTCCGCATAGTCTACCGTGAACAAGTACCTGCCGGTAAAAAATTCATTGTTAATTTTGCACAACCAAGGAGAAGGCTTTGCCCGCTCCAAACTGATGATGGAGTGATTGTATGAATTGCAGTCCCAAGGCTGCGATAAATGGTTCAACATACGTTCTGGCCACACCTCTAAAGGAATGTCTCCAACTAAAGCCGCAAGGGGCATCCGTGCCCACATTGCCCCACCATGCACATTTTCTTGACTACCATCATCTGCCTCACAACCCGTGAAAATAACTTGAAAACTCAAGCTCCTATCAGGGATGGTTGTTACCGCTACAGCCAACGCATGAAGGTACTCACCTTGATACTTCTGATGGCCATTTGTAAATTCTTTTCTTACCCAACATTTAAAATACGGAATGTTGCTTGTTAAATACATTATTTTCCTGCCCGAATAAGCTGATCAATCTTTTCTTCAAGCCGATTAAACCTTTGATCAATGTGATCGGTAATTCTCTGCACCTCTGCATTGGTTGTGTAGTCACGAGCAATCTCTTCACGAGTCTTATTCAACAAAATGTCAATTCGTTTAAGCTCGTCAAATTTCTCGCGGATAAAAAACCACAATCCGCCAAATGCAGCGGAAAGGATTGCTAACCAAATTGTGTTGCCGTCCATTTAACACTTCCATCTTTTTCGGGCTTGGCGCAAACGACTGTCGGGGTCTTTTGCGGCCTCAGGAAACTGTTTCATTTGGCCTTCAGACCGGGCGCAATATGATGCACGACGCTTAGCTTCTGCGGTTGTTGGCTTGCTGGTTGTCACGGCAGTCTTTAATTTACTCCCGGGATTTGCCCTGCGATACGCCTCTACACCCTGCTTTGTCATGCCTGCACCCGCCTTGGTCGGGCGGAAGTTTCCGCTTTTGACCGAGGTTTTGATGCCCATGCCCTTTTTAGCCATAATAAATGTTAGCGACAGTTATGTTGTCCATATACGCATACACACCTTTAAGGGCCAGCACTCCGTCTTCTGGGATTTCAGGAGCATTGTTAAAAATGTCTGTGGCCGAGGATTCATATGTCAAGAGCCACGAACCGCCGCCGCTGACATACACCGCTGCAGGGCTACCCGTGATAGACCCAGTGTTAATGTCAGTAAGCGTAAAGCTGTTTGCATCCACTCGGGTAATAACATAGTTGCCATCCGTTGCAGAAGGAGACGCTTCAAAGTGAATTCCAACGACATCCCCAGTGACAAGCCCGTGAGCCGTCTTGGTTACTGTTACGGTTGTTCCCGTGCGCCCGTACGTGACGCCTGAAGTTACAGGGGCGGTGGCAGTATCAAACATTGCCAATGTTCCTGCTGAAGACGTTCCTACATAGGACAAAGCTTTAACACGAGTGCGTCCCAGCACTAAAAAACCGGTTAGGTTTATGTGCGCTTGTTTGACATCAGTTGCCATCTTTTTGCTCCGGTTCTGGTGCTTCTAGCCTGTTTATGAGCATCTTGTACGCTTGGATTGTGGCCTGAGATTGAATTAAAAAGGTTTGAGCCTTCTGTGCTTCAGTCTCAAGGTCACGAATCTCAGTCTCCAAGAATTCCTTGGTGATCTGCATTATGCAAAGGTCGAGTACGCAGGAACGTAGTACACAGTGCCACCAATCATCACTTTGATTGCTTTAGACACAGTAGTCACGCTGCTTGCTGTAGGCGCAATCGTAGCAGCGGGTGCTGTTTCAATGTTCATCAACAAAGGAACTTCCCCTGTGTTTGCGCCGCTGTCAGTCACGCGAATAAACGAAGCTGTGCCGGGCAAAGTAGCGTTAACAGAATAATCTGTGTCCAACTGCAGAACAGCCAAAGTACCGCCGGGAGAAGCTACGGAGCCTCCCAAGGTTGCACGAATAGCGTTAGCCGCACCAGAGATTGTGCCGCCTGTGTTGATTGAAGTGGAGATATGAGCACCGTTGATTGTGCCGCCTGTAGCGCCGCCAGTGCCTGTTACTCGGGTTAAAGCACGAAATGTTTCACCTGAACCTGTAGAGGTAAAGGTCAGTCTGTTGTAGCTAAGCCGTGTATCGCCAGTAGCAGCAGATGTTGTAACAAATGAAGCATTGACGCTTTCTGCTGTAGTTATTGCGAGAGGAGAAGAAGAAGTGCCCGTTTCAAAGCCGTTTTGTGATACGACTGGGCCGGAGAACGTGGTGGTTGCCATGATGTGTCCTTACATACAAGTTAAGTGCATTAGTCTGTATGTCGTCAGCCGGGACTGTCTAATGCACCGGATAAGCCCGGGGTAAAAGAAATATACACCAAAAGAAAAGGGGGCGCAAGCCCCCTTTTTCATATTTTCCAAACGCTTATGCAGCGCCGGGAGAACCGTAGATACCACGTGGATCGCTGAAGCCAAAGCTATAGCGCTCACGGGCCTTGTAACGAACGTTACCTGTCTCAAAATCGCCTTCAAAAGCAGTTTTGATAGGTGAACGGTTGAACATCTTCAAGCCGTTAGGTGCGTCAGTCAACAAGAAGAAGGCATCTGTGTCTGTCAAGTAATGGTTGACAGTGTATCCTTCAGGAATCAAGCCCATGGACTTGATCGCGTTGATATCATTGTCAGCCGTTGCTGTACGTTGGACAGTCTTCATCAAGCGCTCTGCAGTGAACTGCAACTCTTTAGGGACAACCAATTTACGAGCAGTCAATGCCACCTTCAAGCCGCGCTCATCCGTAAATGAGGCGATGTCGATGATGCCCTGTTCGAGAGAAGTCTCGTTCAAGTCAGCAGCAACAACTGGACGGTTAGCAAAGTTAGGACCTAGTGCAGTAGGATGGTCAATGGCCATCAAGGCCACGCCGTCGCCGCCAGCGAACTGACCTGCAGTAAATCCATTGTTCAGCACAGAAGCAGCTTTTACTTGCTTAGTGTTGGACATGGAACGAGCCAGCGCTTTGGTGTAGCGAACAGAAAGACGGTCGTAGAGGTTGTCCTCAACGGCTTCTTCAGTCAACGCAAACGCCATAGCGATGGTTTCGTGGGTGTAGCGAGCAGTGAACGACTCCAAAGCGGTGTCGTATGCCATGCCTGCACCCTCGGTCTTCACCGGAGCAGAACCGAAGCCAGTCAACATGACCTCTTCTTCAAAAGCACGGTCAGATGTCTCAATAGAGAAAATCTGCTCATGCTCATTTTCATAACGCTTGTATTCCATACCGAATAAAGCATTAAGGCCGGGCTCTAGTTCTTTAACAAGTTGGGAACGTGTAATTGCCATGATTTATCTCCTTATTGACCAGCAACACCTGCACTACCGTACACGTGTTCGTTGATCTTAACTACCACCACGGCATTTGTGCCGAACTCATTGTTGACGTCGTTGTACAAGCCAA